CTGCAAATTTATCGCAAAATAAAGACATTTTGAAAACTAATTATCAACCACAAAAAACAATGTAAAATGAGTTTAAAAAAAAATCAATTGGAAAATTCAGGATCCGAAAGTATTGGGTCCGGTTTAGGAGATCAGAATATTGGAATTATTGGTACCGGTAAACAGCCGTTAACCGTTGTATTCCCATATTTTAAAGAAATGGCACAGGGTAAAGAATTACTTTATGCTATTCGCAGCCTTGAAAAGAATTTCAGGCAAGATTTTAAAGTCGTAGTGATCGGTGACGCTGAAGATTGGTTTAACGATGAAGTAATTAATATTGCTGCTGATCGCGTTTCTGAAAATCCGCAAGTAGATACTCTTCATAAGTTGAAACTGGCTATTGCAGACGTACGTGTATCGGATAGTTTTGTTTGGATGAACGATGATATTTACACTATTTCTCCAACACTATTAGCTGATATCCAGATTTTGACTGCTCAAGGAAAATTGGCCTATATACCTGATTCGACAAAGGTGTACGAAGTGAACCGCAATAAGACAATTCATTGTCTGAATGAATTGTCTTTACCGGATCACAACTATGATACGCATACGCCTTTCTTCTTTGAAAAGGAAAAATTGGTTTATCTTTTTGAATCTATAGAGGATTTGAACTCAGAAGGGTTACTTCTTCCTTCCATTTATTTCAATTTCTATTTTCCGGATCACTTGCCTGCTCAAATTGACGGAATAACCGGCAATTATATGCTTCGGTTAGTTTCGAAGAATACTGATCCTGGTGCATTCAAAAAGTACATTGTCGGTAAAAAATTTCTGAATAACTCAGAACTTGGTTACAATGACTTATTGGTTAAGTTCCTTGAGTCTAATTTTTCAGAAAAAAGTGAATTCGAAAAGTGAGAAAAGAAGTTCTAAGTTGGTTGCAATCTGGTTGTGATCCCTTGAAAGGAATTACATTGCTCGAGAAAATTTCAAAAAACAAATTTTTGATCAGGTTAGTGAAAGCTAATCCGGTCAAAAATGTAGAATTGTTGAAAAGTTCCTTGTGTCAATTAGCGGGTATTGATTTGTCAAAAGTTATCAAACAACCATATCGTGAAGTTACACGCATTAGTTTCCGTGATGAATTTCCATTTCTTGATTCACCAGATTGCCCCTACGAACTTAAAGCATTAGTTACAGATAAATTCTCTAGTTACTACAGGTACAAAGATTTACACAGGAAATTATCAGATTGTACATCAATTGAAGAATGTACTAGCACAGCCAGTGAACTATTAGCTAGCTATCGCGATAACCGGGCTATTTACAGTGAACTGGACTACTATAAGCAGCATAAAACTATTCTTGGAAAACACCCGGTATTCAAACACTATCACCGATTACAAGAACTAAAAACGCTTAGCATAAAAGAACTTGTTAAGCTTCAAACAAAATTGAATCACAATATCTGGCGTATTGAAAGCGAAATGGCTAAAGGAGATAAGCCAAATTTGAATGAGGACCGTAAACAACGTTTGATCCTAAAAAGAAACCAATTATCTGAAGTTGACAGAATGTTATACTAAACCGATATGAAAAAAACAGATTTAGCAAAACCGGAAGATGTTCAGGATCCTGATTGGTTACTGAATATGGATTGGGATGAATACGAAACTTTTGCAGCTATCGGATATTCTCCTGAGAATATAGCTATGTATTATAAGGTTGACAAGCTTGAGTTCATGTATTACTACATGCAAATTGATAGCTCGTTGGAATTTCACTACAAACGTGGAATTTTGGTTCATCAGGCAGAAGAAGGTATAACTATGATTAATGATGCTAGATCTAACGTTACACAGGCTCAACGAATCGATAAATTAAGAAAGAAAATTGATTTTCAAAACGCACGCGATGAAATAATTTATGGAGGAATTTAATACCAAAAAGTCCTATTTTGATATACTGCAGGATTATATTCAATCAGGAAGTAAAGAGACGCTCTCAGACGATGAACAGCGTTATTTGGACGTATTGTATCTATTAAACTCTTTGCGTAGGAAATACGGCAAAGAAAACGCTATTTCATTCATTCAACGCCCTCCTAACAATATACCTTACAGGAAAGCCCGCGCAATGTATGACGAAGCAATAAACCTATTCTATGGTGATGATGGAATAGAAAAACAATCGCACCGTAACGCTATGTTCGAGGGATTAATGGCAGCTGCTAACCTGGTACTGAAAACTTCAGAAAATTCGAAAGATATAGAAGTCTATGGCGATTTGATAACAAAAGCCTACAAGATTAAAGGACTTGATACACCGGAACCTCCACGTATTCCGGAAGGATTATATAAGAAACCAATTAAAATTTACTCTCTCAATCCCGGTGCTATTAGTTTACCGTCGGTTGATCGTAATGCATTGGCCGAACGAATTGATAATTTGGAGATTTCAGATATTGAGAAAAACCGTGTTCGGCAGGAAGCCGGAGTTGATAAAGTTGACTTTTTAGACCTATACGATGAGCAAGAAACAAAGGTTGGATCTAAATCGTGATGATATAGAATTGCGCTATTCCAATTGGTTAGCGCAATTATGCGCTATGCTAATGCCAAAAGATTTATATTTACCTATTGGCCGTGCGAGTACAAAAACAACCAATTTTGCTGTTGAGCGATTGCAAGAAGCTGTCTATGATTGTGCCGGTGCACCTTTCGCCTGGGTGAGTGATACCTATTCAAATTTGCATAAAAACGTTATCCCATCACTTCAGGAAGGACTTCGTTTTCATGGTTGGGAAGAAGATGTACATTATGTGATCAACAAAGAACCCCCGGCAGAATGGAGGTCGAAAATGTATAATATCATGTCATCGTGGAAGAATACGATGACATTTTTCAACGGTTTTAATCTAACCTTTATTTCATTGGACCGTCCGTCAATTGGTGCCGGGCGTTCGTATGTTGGTGTTTTTGGAGATGAGGTAAAGTATTTTTCTGAAATAAAAATTGGTAATTTGCTAAAAGCAGTTCGTGGTTATCGCTCAAAATATGGTGATTCTCCGTTTTATCGATCTCAAACATTCACAACCGATATGCCAGATCCAAATAATATTGGAGAATATGACTGGATCCTGAAAAATGCTAAGAAAAATGATAAAAAGAAGCTCCTTGATTTACTTCAGGTCAGTTTTGTTTATAACCAGACAAAACAGGAATATGCAGCACTATTAGAGACAGGAAGTAAGAAAAAGATAGAATTATCTGAAAAGACAATGAAACGTTGGGAGGAACGTTGGAGACGCTTGAGAAAGGGTGTATCATTGTTTTGGATAGCATCATCATTTGTAAATGTTGATATTCTCGGTATTGAATGGTTCGAAGATGAGTTCGCTGTTGGTTTAGAAGGTGTGTCTTCTGCTATTCTTTCAATTATACCTATCCTATCGGCAGCATCACGATTCTATAGCGCACTCTCCGAACGTCACTTCTATTCAGATGGCAATAACTATCAATACTTAGATACTGTACCATATGGTCAGGATCCGGATTGCCGTATATTAAAGTACCTGGATAATAACCGGGCTATTGATGGTGGGTTAGATATTGGTAATACATTGTGGCTTGTATTCGGTCAGCAGTCAATAGGTAACTATCGCATACTTAAAGAACTATATACACTACCACCTAACTACATACGCGAGATGGCAGATGAGTTTATACGTTACTTCAAACCACATAAGTGTAAGCAGTTAAAGTTATACTATGACCGTGCTGCTAACAGTTATGGCAAGATAGGTCAGGACGTTGCCAGTCAGATCAAGAAGGCAATTGAACGGGATGTAGATGGTAAGCCAACAGGTTGGAGCGTGATACTTATGTCCCTAAAGCAGGGTAACATAGGAAGTAATGCAGAGTATAACTTCATGATGGAACTTATGGGTGGTAACAATAAGCACTTACCTAAGTTACTTATAGATAGAACTAATTGTCCATGTCTTAAGAGGCAACTTGAAAAGACACCTTCTAAGATTGCTACAGGTCCAAAGACTAACGGACTAGTTGTGAAACAAAAGAAAGGTGATGGACTACCAGTGCATAGGTTGCCTAAAGAATCTACTAACTTCACTGATGCATTCAAGTACCTGATGTGTCGTAAGGTATTCTTACAACATATCAATCCTAAAGGTAGTGGATCGTCTATGTCTCCTAAGTCTTAATTCTATTTAAATTTTTGTTAGTGGCTGATAGTATACTTCAATGTATGCTATCAGCCTTTCTTGTTTTATGTTATTACGATGTATTCTGTCATATTTCCCCGGCAAAAAACGGGTGCAATTGCAACAGGACGACAGAGCGGGTCGGCTCGCTTTGTGTTTTCGATGTTTTAAATATGTCTATGTTATAGGTTATAATGATTAAAAACAGCTGTTTAATTTTATTTACGGTGAAAAATGAGTGAAATAATGACCCGTATTTATGAAAACGTGACCGAAAATGAATTTTAGTTTATGCAATTATGTATTTATTAACTGTAATTTATATCTTTGTAGAATTATAAACTGTAAAAATGATATTTATGAAAAAAGTTATATTTCTGGCTATTTTATCTATAATTCTATTTTCGTGTTCGAATCAAAGTGTTGTAGAAAAAAACATAAAAGAATATTTAAGACAGAATTTATTGAATTTTGCATCTTATGACCCGATTGAATTTGGAGATTTGAGGCCAAATATAATTACATTTGATGATTCTGAAATTGGGAAGCCAATTAGTGATAAATATTTTGGATATAGACACAGTAAATTAGCCTGGGAATATTTAAAAGATCAAGGGGATCCAGAAAAATTATTTGAACTAGGAGAGATAGATGATAGTATAAAATTTTATAACAATAAAATAAATGAATATAAACCAATTTACGATAAAGCATCAAGGTCATATAAAGAATATACTGATGGTTATATTATTTTTCATAAATTTAGATGTGCTGATAAAGGAGGAAGTATGGATATAAGGACTTGCTGTTTTATTCTTGATAGCGAGTTTAAAGTATTGAAAATGGAATAATATATAAAATAATTCAAATTTTATTTGGTAGATTAAAATAATCTTCTCATTTTTGCAATGCTTTACACTTTACATGGGCGAGATTACTCGCTAATACAATTCGCGGGTATTTTTTATGCCTTGTCGGGAATAAAATATACTTCTAACGATTCTGTAACTCCGTGTGGTGACTCAATGGTCCCACTGCCCATGTGGTGTAAAGCAACGGTACGTGCAGAATCGTTTTGCATCCGTACCACTCAATAATTATTTTTGGATAAATGCTTTACACCAAAAACAATTGTGAGTCGGGGAATAATAGTACCCAACAAGCAACGTCAGTTCACGAAACGAACATCACTCCAACTCTACAACTTACCGGTTCTGTTTCTTTGAAACATTTGAAGAAAAAGGTAAACGGAATTCTTACTTCGCTTTACAAAGGTTCACAGATTGATTGCCAGCTTCACCCGATGGGTGATGAATTTGTATTGGTAATGATTGCCGATGGTGTGTGTGCTACGCTGCACATTCAGGAACTGGGTAATGCACTAACGGAGAAAGGGGGCGCAGAATGAAACGAGTAATAAACAAAGCGCGCACGTATTTACTTGCCAACTTCCGCGATAACTGGGTAAAATGCCCGTCGGCAGCTTATGAGTATTATTTGCACCTGTGTTGTGGTACTGATCAGGTTATCGTTTCGAGAAACGAGTACGTGAAAATGATAGCTGAAATAGCATTAGAAAAGGGATTGGAAGATATGCTACCTGATTATGCTAAAGAGATAGGAGGTATATTATGAAAAATGCAATAATTGGAGGTGTGGAAATTACGGATAAAATAATAAACCTGCTTAGTGATCTGCAAGAACCTAACGAAGATAGCGACGATGCCCCACGTATTAATTATTATGTGAAGTGCTTATCCGATACACAGGATTTTATTTGTCGTAAACTATCGCGATTCAACGAACAGGAAATGCAGGAAGTGGCTATACTTCTTAAATCAATCGTATTTTTGAAAGATGATTTGCATGAACTTATTATTGAAAAGCAATAAATTGATATAAAAGTAAGCTTATAAAAATAAAAAGCCCCGAACTTGATTGTTCGGGGCTTTTCTGTATTTTTCTAGTTGCCTTTATGACAAAGGCAACTGAACGGAATAATTAATCTTCTTCATCCTCTTGAAATAAATCATTCATTTCGCTTACTGATTCTTTTGTCAGATTAGTTCTGATTGTTTTTTCTACTCGAAGCAAATTTCTTATCACCATATATCTTTCAAAATCTTCACCGGTCTTTTGAGGTTTTTCAGCAAGCATGTTCATTTCTTTTTGAAGTGATACTGTTTTCTTGAATGAATTCTCACGATCTACATGTTTCCCAAAAAGTAATCGTTCGATTGTTGAATAAATCCAAAGTTCAAATTTCGGACTTAACCAGGCTGCAAATTTTAAAGCTAAGACACGATGCATAAGAGTTCCGGATTTTTGAGAAGAAATCAATAAATCTTCTTCTTTTTTTATACCTAAATAGTGAGAATTCTCACTTTTTAAACACTCAGTAATGAAATTTTTTGTATCATCATTTCTTAAAAAAGCAACCACTTGTTTGTTAAAAGGTTTTGCCATTTCGGTGGCATTAATCATCATTCCATTATCTTTCGAAAGTAAAAAGGTAATGTTGTTTTGTTCAAATGAGCAAATTTTTGTTTCCATTTTGTTTGTTTTTTATTAATTATTATTGAATTGTCTTGCAAATATAGCGTAACTAATTGTTAATCAATTAGTTACGCTATATTTATAACAATATTTATACTTTAAGATAGCAAAAGACTTAAACTTGTCAGTTTAGGGCTTTTGTCCTTTTTCGGGTAGTATTTGAGTGGTAAATTTGAATCAAAGTTTCGACAAGCTCAACTACCAAGCTTCGACAAGCTCAACTACCAATTAAATAACTTATGGCTCACCTAGAACGATTTGGACAAAACAGACCTACAAAACGAAACAAGTTTGTGAATGAGGGTCCGTTCGAAATAGAGATAACGGGTGAAAGTACCATTGCTAAGTATAACCGTAATAAAATGGTGGATGATGTGATTAAATTTAATTCTTCCATTGTTGCATGGGGTGATAAGGTGCGCGCTGATTTGGTGAGTTCTATTGGTTCGATGGTCTCGGAAGATAAGAAGCTGAGTTCGTCGCTAAAAAATAACTACTACGCTGATGGTAAGAGTTGGAGTGGACGGTTGGCCGAAATTGATAGGATCGGTTTTTCGTTCCGTCCGGAAGGTGTATACATCCACATGGGTATTGGGCGCGGATACCATCGCAGTGGTGGTGTAACTACCCGTACTAGTAAAACAAATACCTTCGGCCGTAAGCCTATACTTTGGTTTAACCCGGTAGTGGAGAAACATATAGCTGAACTTTCGAGCATTGTGGAGCAATATGCTGATGATTTAGTAATTAATTATTCAAGAATTTACATAGCAGAATAACGATATGGCAGTAACGATAAAAGATTTACGATTTAGTATTTATCTGAATAATGCAGATGCTAAGAAATCGGCTATAGAATTTGAAAAGCAACTACAACTAGTTGGTGCTGAAATGGCTAATCTTTCTAATCAGGGTAAAAAAGATACTCCTTTATACCGAGAGAAGAAAAAGGCATTTGATGATTTGAAAGCTTCTATGGAAGCAAATAAGATTCAGTCTGGACTATTGGCAATGAGTTGGAATGAGTTGAATAAACTACAGAAAACAATGTCGGCTGATAAGAATAGGATGATACCCGATAGTGCTGAATGGAAAAAATTAGATGCTGATATAAAAGTAGTACAAGCACGTATGTCCGAACTGAAAGGAAATTCTTCAGATACTCAAAATAGTCTGAATAAAATGGCCGGTGGTTTTAGTGGTTTTATAAATGCTGCTAAAAGTGGTGACATAGTAGGTATGATTCCTATGTTAGGTAAATATGCTGCTGTTATTGGATTAGTTACCGGTGCACTTGGATTTGCTAAATCTGCTATGGAAAGCACACGTGCTACTTCCAAAGAATTTAAAGCAGATATGGAAGGAATTTCTACTGCATGGACTTATTTTTTGAAATCAGTAGCAAGTGGTGATTTCTCTTTTACAAAAATGATTGAAGCCTTTAATGCCGGTCATGAGTATAAGCTTACGTTGGGTTCAATAGCAAAGGAACAACAAGCATTAGATGTAGAAGCTGCTAAGAATTTCAATAGAGTACAGGCTTTATTAGAAATTCAGCGCGATGTTACTAAAACTATACAAGAACGAAAAAATGCTGGTTCGGAAATTTTGAGAATTACGCAATCTGAAGGTAATATAAAGCAAGATGTTGCTACGAAATCTTACAATAATGCTATGAATAAGATGACTGCTCTAACCGGATTATCAAAATCAGATTATGAAAGTTTTATGGAAGGATATAACAAGAAAGAATATCATGCCTTCGATAAATCAGCCGAAATGTATAATAAACTAAAAAGTACTATCAAAGATTTTACATATGCTCCTCTTGAAATGGTGAAAAATACTCCATTTGAACAGGTATACACCGCATATTATAATCATTTTGTACAAGAATTAAAGAAAAGTAAAAAAGAACTTACTGGAGATGATTTGATTAAAGTTCGCGAAAAATCAGTCGAAAGTATGTTTAGTAACGATGTCAAAGTTATAGCTCGTACACAAAAGGCATATGGTAAGACAACTAAAGATGAAATTGATAATCTTGTACAACTCCAGGTTGCAGCTATACGTGTTCCCGGTGAAGTAATACAAGAAACTATGCGTGTGCGTAGAACTAACCATAAACTTGAAAAAGATTTGACTGACGAAGAAATTAAAAAACATCAGGAAGCTGCTAAAGCAGCACAAAAGATACTCGACGATCAAAAAGACAAACGAGATAAAATAAATGCAGATGGAAATATACAACTGGAGGTTGAAACTGCTGCTTATAATAAAAGATTGAAAGATAAAGGATTGTTTGAAAAAGAATCTACTGATTTAACCGCTGAACAACTAAAGGAACGCGAAAGATTAGAAGATGAATATTATGCTAATCTGTCAAAAATAGCTGTTGAAAATGAAAATAAACGTTTTTCAACGACTAAAAAGGACGCTGGTTTAGATGGTGATCCCACTAAATTTAAAGGGGAAAAACTAAAAGCTTATGAGTTGATAGTTAAACAGCATGAGATAAATATAACAAATATATCTGACTCTGAGAATAAAAAAAGGCTTGATGCTGAGAAATCGACTAATGCTGCTATTTTATCGATTCTTAGTACTGCTCAGGAATCTGAATTATTGTCTATAAATACCGTAATAGAAGCGAAAACACATGCGCTTAAAAATGATTATCTAAATCATGCGAATGGTATTATTTCTGAAGAAATTTATCAGAAAGCTTTGTCACAATTAAGTGTTGACTCTCTTAATGATAGATTAGCAGCTGAAATAAAATACAGGGATTTACTTAAGGCAATGAATCTTCCTAAAACAAAGGAAAATGTCAAAGCCTTAAAAGATGCCGAGAAAGCTGTTGCTTCTACACAGGCTCAAATAGATGATATACAACTAAAAGATGTAGAAAAATTTGAGAAAGATAAAAATAAAATAAAGTCTAAATATTCAATAAATAGCCTAGCAGAACAGTATAAAATAGAAAAAGCTGCTATTAATGCTAAGTATCTACATGAGAAAAATGCTGAAAATGCTCACCAAAAAGAATTATTTCAATTAAAAGTAAAATATGCTGTAAAATATGCTCAGGAAGCCGAGCAAGTAGCTAATGCTGCCGGAAGTTTTATTTCTGCTTTAGATCAGGCACAAACTGATAATTTAGAAGCTGAAAAGCAAAAACAATTGACTATAGCAGGTAATAATGCTGATGCTAGAGCTAAAGTTGAATCTGAATTTGCAAAAAAAGAACTTGATCTAAAGAAAAAACAAGCTGATGCTGATATGGCTATTAAAGTTGCTCAAGCTTTAGCAGCTGGTGCTTTAGGAATAGCGAATATTTGGGCGGTAGATGGTATAAATCCTATTTTAGCCGGAATACTAACAGCTATTGAGGTTGCTACTGTTGGGATGCAAATATCATCTATAATTGCTCAACGAAATGCTATAAAAAATACTTCATTAGGATATTATGATGGTGGTCCAACTGCATATTCTACTGATGATAAAACTGTCGTTGGTGAAGTACATGCTAATGAGCATGTTGTTACTGCAAAAGGGGTTCGAAATCCTGTTGTAAAGAAATTTCTCGATGTATTTCATACAGCAGAACTTAACGGAAGTATCCAAATGCTTAATACTACTCAGATTTTGGAAAAAGTAAGAGTCGGATCTTCTTATGCTGCCAGATCATCATCTGGTGGATATGCTGAAAGTAAAAATGGAAGTGTAGGTACGTTTGGATCTGATGTATCCATAGCTATAATTAGCGAAAATGCAAAACAGATGGCTCGACTTAATGATCATCTGGATAATGGTATTTTAGCTCATTCTGTCGTATCGGGTGATTATGGGAGCGTAAAACAAACTGAACGGTTTTTGAAAATGAGATCGAATGTTACCCGGAATGGATAATTGAACTTTGTCAGTCCTTTTTTCGGGCGGTAAAAACCTGTAGTTTTGAAATATAAACAAGATAGACCATTATGGACGTTTATGATGCTATAAAAAAAATGAGGGA